GCGGCGCGAATGGCTTGCCAGGCTGGCCCGATCTGTGCGAATCAGTTTCATGAGGCGGATTATAGGGACACCGTCAAGTTTGCTCAGTGACTTCCTGGGCGCTTTCGAGCTGGTAACGGGCCTCTGCGTCCTGCACGCCGCCGCGCGATCGGTCGCGTCTTTGGTTCAATCTCAGGTACCGCTCATGGGTCGGGTTCTTGGGTTTTATCTTGGTGTCGCCGTCGTAGTAGTAGCGTTCCCACGCCTCGCAGGCCATGCGGAGCTGGTAGCATTTCTCCGTGTGGGGGCAGCCCCGTTCACAGGGCGACGGCAGTACCAGCTCTGCCTTGTTGTGGGTCTGGGTAAACTGGTCCCTCATAGGTCATCCAGCACCGGCGCGGCCCAACAGCGGCATTGGTAGTCTTCACCGGGATGGCCGGTGGCGGGCGGGCTGTCCCATGCGAACACTTGGTTGTTGTTTGCCCGGTGGGTATCGCGTACCCGCTCATCGCCCGACGTGCGCCACTTGTAGTGCGTGATGCCCAGGGCGGTCTGGCGCGTCATGGTGAGTTGGCCGTTCAGCTTGGAGACCTGGTCGCGAGCAATCAAGCGGGCATGTCGGGCCTCTATACCGAACGCCTCTTGCAGCTCCAAGGCAATCTGCGCGTTGGGCTTGCCCGATACAACGCCTTTCTGGGCCTGCTCCTTGATGCGGTCGAAGGTGTTGTCCTTCAGGCGGGTAATGAGCTCGACATTCTCCTGGGCGAAGGTCGCCAAGGTGTTGGCAAGCTGAGGCTCCTGGGCCAGCACGTTGACACCAAGCACTGACCGGGTGAAGCGCAGGACCTGATTCTGGTTGAACGTCGAGACGGCCGCGGCGATGCGCTCTATCTGCTCCTTGGGTTCGCCGAACAAGCCCTTGGCCTGCTCGATGTAGGTCAGGAGGGCGGGCCACCAATCGACATCCGCGCGCGCCCGGCGGGCCTGTTCCTCAGCAACGCCAGCTTGTACCAACTGCATGATAGTCGGCATGGTCTCGCGCTCGATGCCCTTCACGTAGGCTTCCAGCAACTTGATGTACCGGCGCTCCACGGGGTCTGGGGGCAGGATGCGCGGGGGAGCGGTTCGGCGGACCTTACGCCGTAGGGCCGGGTCGGCGTCAAGCAGGCTACCGATAAGCTTATTCGGCACGTGTGTCTACCTGCGTTTCCATGCTCCAGCCCTCGGGCCGGTAGCGGTTCTGCCGTACCTCGTCTGGGTCCAGGACGCCACGGTCCACCATCAAAGCGTCGACCTCAGCAATGCTTTTGCGGGTGGCGGCTTTTTCGCCATCAGACTGCTGCCACAATGGCCGGAATTTCACGCGCCAGTCTTCCGGCTCCTTGCCTCCGGTCGGGCCGGTGCTGCTCAGCAGTAGGAGCTTGACCAACCTACTCATGATGGGGTGCAGGCGGTCTTGCTGCTCTGAGGCTAGCGCATCGTACCAGTTGCGAATGTCGCTGTCGCCCGTGGCATTGAGGCCTGCCGGTGCCTTACCCATCAAGACAGTCACGGGGATGCGGCACACGGCAGAGAGGTGTTGCACGACGCGGTCGATGAGGTCAGGCAGGCCCGAGACCGTGGCGCTCACCCGGGTCAGCTCCTCGCCCTCGTCAATCGTGACGGTGTTGCTTAGGCCTTTAGAGAGGTCGAGGATGTTCAGGCGCTGCAACACAAGGGACTCTTGTCCGCTGCCAATCATGTCGGCCAGGTTCTTCATCTTGAGGATCGACAGGATGAATTCCTGCATGATCGTGACGCCGGCGTGGTGCGAGGTCGCGACATCGCGGAGCTGCGTGTAGCAGGTCTGCAATACCGACGCGCCCCAGTAGTTGTTGTTTTGCCACAGCCGCCGGGGCAGGGGGTCGCCGTCCAGGCGCAGCACGCGGGACTCATGGACCTCGAACGGGGAGCCGCTGGACGGTTGCACGGTGTAGAATTGCGGCTTACCGTACTTGGGCTGGGTGGGGTCATTGTAGAATTGCATCGAGGTCAGGGATACCTCGTGGCGATCGTAGACCTGAATGAAGTTCACGGAGCGGAGTGCCGCCTCGTTGACGGGTTCGGAGAGCTGCCCGCCATCATCCACCCCCAGCACCGCAATGGCGCCACCGTACAGGCGCGACCATCTCAGCAGGTCAGTGATGGCTGACTTGGCTTCGATTTCCTCCAACCGCGCGGTGATGGCCTCGCTGTCCTTGGTGTCGCCGGTATCGACCTCTATCCATTCGCGCGTCATGTTCTCGGCCACCGCGTCGATGATGATGCGGCCAAGGCCGTCGCCCGCGTAGATGTTGTCCAGCGTGGCCTGGTCGAGGAACAGGTATCCCGAGGGCTTGGTGGCGGTGCTGCGGTCACGGTTCAGGATGCCCATGCCGGTCAGTACATTACCCCAGCCGTCGAGCCTCAGCTTGGACCATAGTGAATTGCTCATCGTTGAACCTCTCTACATTTTCAGGAAGGCATTGTAGTCGGTGCCGCCGTTTCGCCGCACCATGGGCGCGAGGGCGTATCTTATCGCATCCCACGTGTGATTGTGCGCATCGACGATAGTATTTGTGATTTGTTCGTTCTTGTCTATTTTGTAGCTGTACAAGCGCGCTTCCTTGATGGTCCGCTCACACGTCGGGTGGATGATGATCTTCCGATAGTTGCGGAGATGCGCAATGCCCTCCCGCACACTGTGGGGCCATTTCTCCACACCGACAATGCGGGGCAGGCCGTGGCGCTTCAGGTAGCTGATGCTCGCGGGGTTCGCAGAGTCGGCCCGTATGATGTGCTTGGAGATGTCGGGCATAGTCTCTTCGGCCAGGCCGCGTATCTCGTCCAGCTCCACGCGGTGGCGCACGGCCTCGCGGTAGATGTACAGGCGATTGTCGAATGTCCAGCACTCCAGCACGGCGGTGGGGTCATCGGAGAAACCGAAGTCGAGGCCGTAGTACGGCCCATCCCAATGCTCGCGCGGCGCGAAGGTCTTGACCGTCCACTTGCCACCCATGACCTGGGCATCGGTGCGGGTCAGTTCCTCGCCTTCCCAGATGTGGTGATAGATGTCGGCATTGAGCTCCAAGTCGTCCAGCCGCTCTTGCTCCAGCTCAGGCGGGAACCACGGGTTATCCCTCCAATTCATCTGCGCTATCTTGAGGCCTGTGCGCGGAACGTCAATGAAGCGCTTCTTGACCGGCGAGTAGGGGCTTTCCGGGTTCCATGTAACCCATATCTCGCTACCGGGCTCGCGGATGGTAGGGAGCAGCATGCGCCATGAGGCTTCACTTACCTTCTCGGCCTCTTCCACCCATGCCAGCTTGATGCCCGACAGTGATTTGATTTCGTTGATGTTGGTGCGGAGTCCCTTGAACAGGAATTCCGTGCCGTTCCTTCCCCGTATGAACGACTCGCCTATCTCGTAGGCGCGGGCCAGCCATGCTTGGCTCTGGATGGCCTTGATGATTTCAGCCATGCTGGATTCTTTGAGGGAGTTCTGAAGCTCGCGGGCGCACAGGATGCGCATGGGCTCTTGGTAGCCGCGAACGGCCGCCATCATGGCGAAGGTGCGGGACTTGGCCGAGCCGCGACCGCCGTATGCTGCACGGTACCGTGCCTCCCCGGTGAACACGGGTGTGAGCTTTTCGGGCATCTCCAGCCGGGCACGCTGTGGTGCATCGGCCTCAGCCTCCGGTGTCTGTGGCTCCACTGCGCTGAGCTCCGTCGCCATGACTGGGCGATACCCCCACTATCTCGATGATGATTGGCTGGCTTGGCAGCGCGGAGCCGTCTGGATTCTGCACGGTGATTTGCTTCGGGCTGTCGATGCCGTGAAGCTTGGCGAGGCGGTCTGATATTCGCACGCACAGGCGCGCGGCCTCGTAATCCATCTCGGGGCGTACACCGGGCGCGGAAGGCGCTGGCACGGTGGCACGCTGGAATGCCATCTGATAGAGCTTGGTGAGGCGTAACGTCTCCAGTTCGCGGAGCTCCTGGGCGGTCGTGGCGAATACCTGAGCGCTGTGGGCAAGGCCCTCGGTCACGAGCTGATGGGCGCGTTGCTCCGTGATGCCCATGGCCGCGCCGATCTCGCGAAACTTCANGCCNTTNATCCGCAGCTCCATCGCCATGGTGCGGTTCTCCAGCGCCTTGCAGCGTTCCGGGGAGGTGGCGACGGCACCGCCGCGTGGCTGGCGTTTGGTCTTGGGCTTCGGGAGCTTGGGTGCTAGGGCTTTGGCGGCGGGCTTGCGCGGGGTCTTGGCGCGAGGGGAGGGCTTCGCTTTCGCTGTGGGCTTCTTGGCCGTCATGCCAACACCCCGTCGCGCACGGCGGTAGCGATGGCTCGCATCATCAAGGGCGGCACGGCATTGCCGAGACGCGCCCAGCCCTGCGAGAAACTGCCCGGCAGCACGAAGTCATCGGGGAAGCCGCACACGCGGCGCAGCTCGAACAGGGACAGGCGACGGGGTTCATAGCTGTGGTAAGTGTCCATCCCCTGGGATATCACGCACGGGGCGGGCTGCTCAGGATGCAGGCGATTTAGGGTGAAGCGGGCATGGTGACTTCTGCCCACCTTCGTTTCTTGCCAGTATTTCAGGTATGCCAAGTGAGGCTTCAGCCACGCTTCCGGCTCGATGTGGAAACCGGGCGGCGGCGCAACGGTCGCGGGCTTGGCGTTACGTTTGCCCCGGTACGTATGGTAAGGCCGCACCATCTCGGGGAAGCTGAACGGGCAGGCATCGCGCACGCTGTAGCGATAAGGCAGGGGCGACGGAAACGCAGGCTTGCGGCCAAGGTCCGACCGCACACCCTGAATAACGAGCCGGGT